AAGGCTTTTAACTGGCTTCGTGACAATGGATTAGGGGACATAATCAAAAATGAGATATCCGTGTCCTTTGGTCGCAACGAAGAAAACAAGGCAGCTGATTATGCTGTTCTTGCACAAGAGCGTGGGTTTCAGCCAACACAAAAGATGAAGGTTGAGCCCATGACTCTAAAAGCGTTAGTCCGTGAGCGTACTGAGGCAGGTAAAGACATGCCAACGGAAATTTTCAACATATTTGTTGGAAATAAGACTACAATAAAAAGGAAACAATAAACATGAACCAAGTAGCAACAAAAAAAGAAGGAGCATTAGCAACATTTGATATGGAAGCTGATGCACAACAAGGCGCTCAAAATATATCGCAAGAAGATCTTGCGTTGCCTTTCTTAAAAATTTTGGGCCAATTATCTCCAGAGGTAAATAAAACTCATGGAAAATATGTNNAGGGGGCAGAACCTGGCAAGATAATAAATACTGTTACTAATGAATTGTATGACAAAATTTCTGTTGTACCATGTCATTANAAAAGACAGTATATTGAATGGCAAGACAGAGGTGCCAGCAGTGGTGCACCTGTAGCTATTCACGATGCGGATAGTGATATCGTTAGTCAAACGACTAGNGATAAATCATACAAAGATAGATTACCAAATGGTAACTATCTTGAAAATACTGCNAATCACTTCGTACTTGTAGTTGGTAAAAATCCAGAAACTGCATTGATNTCTATGAAATCTACTCAATTAAAAGTTAGTAGAAAATGGAACTCAATGATGATGGGNATTAAACTACANGGNAAGAATGGTTTNTTNACNCCGCCNACATATAGCCACATTTATAATCTATCTACTGTTCAGATGTCTAATGACAAAGGAACATGGTTTGGATGGGATGTAGCTAAAGCTGGTCCAGTAGAAGACAAGTCAATTTATGATATGTCAAAATCTTTTGCTGAATCTGTAAATAAAGGCGAAGTTCAAGCTAAACCTGAAGTTCAAGAGCAGACTAAAAAATCTTTGAATTTATAAAATCCTAGGTAGTGGGCGTCTAAGCGAGAGTGGAAACGCCCACTTTTTAATTTATGAATGATAAGACAAACAAAGCTCCAATTAATTATGAAGATTGGTTAAATCTGGGAAGGGTTATTATACCCTGCGACACTAAGCAGGCGGTAGTTGAAAAATGGGCCGACCCTGATTTTAAGATTACGAAAGAAGAATGGAGAACAGAACACGCAACAAAACAGATAGGACTTAGACTAGATCAATACATAGATTTTGATATTGATAATCCTGTCGTAAAAAGATTTGTTGGAGATCATATAAAATCTTGTAGTGCAATTTTCGGTAGAAGAAATAATCCACTAAGTCATTATCTTTGGTCTGGTACATCAGACTATAAGAAATTTACACTACCAAAAGAATTAGAAAATTATTATAAAGACTATAGTCACGGTGCAACACTCTGTGAAATAAGACANGGCGCAAATAAATATACATTAGTTCCAGAAACAAAATATCATACAACAAATGAAACAGTTAAATGGGTCAAGTATGAAGGTATAGATGAATATCCAGGGAATTTAAAAGTAGATTTAGGTAAGATAGCATTGGCNGCGGCTTTGTGTATTACATATACAGNCACTGGTCAAAGGGACGATTACTGTACAGCAATAGCTGGTATATTGTTAAAACATACAGAATGGAATGTAGATGAAATAGATGATTTTATTTATAAGATCGCTGTTGCAGCAAAAGATGAAGAAAGNGAAAAAAGAAAAAAGAAAGGTACATCACATAAAAAAGCAAATAGAAAATTTGGTATGCCAAAATTGGCAGAAATATTAGGTTGTTCTACAAAAACAATTGCAACAATTTTTAGTTGGATTGGTGTGCAAGAGGCAACAAGTGAAGAAGCGAAACAGTCCATAGGTCAAATTATAGAATACGGTGGAGATAGATACTTTGTAAAAATAAATGCGGTTGTACAGGGGGAAGCTGTAGAAAAAACAATTAAGGTAGATGGACCTACATTAAGAAATAAAAAATTATTTTATGATGCAGTAATTAGTAAAGCATCCGTCTGGATTCCAGAAATGAAAGCTGCAGATTTTGAAGAGATTATGCGTAGAAAGTATGAGGCAAGAGAAAAATCAAAAGACTATGTAGAAGATGCAGAAGAGGATTTAAGATTTAAAAAACATTTTAATAATTATATTTCAGAAGAAAAAGCTTACACAAACAAAAAAGAACTTGCATATTTTGGCTTGCCTTATTTTAATATGCAAAAGAATATTTTAGAATTTAATTTAGATAAATTTGAAGATTACTTACATAGACAAAAAGTAAATTTACCTAGAGTAGATTTAGTTATTAAATGTCAACAAATACTAGAAGCAAAAAAGAATCACGGTAAATTTGATAATAAATCTTGTGTATCTTGGAGAGTAAATAAAACGATAGATAAGGAAGATTTAATTGTTGAGGGAGAATACAAGGAGATTACAAATGAGTAAACTTCAATTTATGGTAGGACCACCAGGAACAGGAAAAACTTCCACATTTATAACAACTAAGTATGTAGAGTTATTAGAAAAATTTGATTATAAAAAAATAATAATTCTTTCACACACTAACGTTGCAGCTGATGAAATTAAAGACGAAATCTTAAAATTATCAGAGATGCAAGGTATTACTAAAAAAGCTTTAGAACATAATATTTGTACAATACACCACTACTGTAAAAAGAAAGCAACAATCGGAGAGCGGGTTTTAGATTATGACGATTATAAAAATCTATGTATAGAAGATTCTATTTTTCAAAGACATAAAGTTACACAATCACAATTTGATAACAGAGAACATGGTTATTTTAAATTTGTTAAAGAAGCTTATGGATTCGGTAGATCTCTCAAAGAACATTGGAAAAAATCTGATAAAAAATATAATGGCTATTCTATAAACGATATAGAAGAAATGTTACCAATTGTGGAAGAATATAACAAAAAGAATCAAACATTAGATTTTCATGACATGATTAAAAGATTTATAGACAAGGCAGTTGAGCCAGACATAGATGCTTTAATAGTGGATGAAGCACAAGATAGTAATAAAACACAAAAGATAGCTTTAGATAAAATAGCTACAAATGTAAAAGAGTATTGGTTTGTTGGTGATCCTGATCAAACTATATTTGAATGGGCTGGTGCTAATGCAAAGGAGTTTTACGAACTATCTAAAGGTGCTAAAGAATTAGAACAAGGGTATCGATGTAGTAAAACTATAAATGCTTTATGTAAAAAAATTATTAAACCTATATGGGACCATTATGAAACCCANAGAATTTGGAAACCGACCGATGTAATGGGTAACCANTATTATTTACCAAACCTAATTAATAAATGNAGTGCAATGGAAAGACTTTTAGAAAAAATAAAAAATACTGATGAAACATTTTTATTTACATATCGACAAAAACCTTCGGACACATGGGTAAAAAGTTTTTTCAAACAACACGGTATAGAGTTCGCACACGTAGGGAACACGGCCCACGTACCAAAAAAAGAATTAAGATGTCATAAAATTTGGCCAGAATTTATAAGAGGAAAACTTGTTTCTCTAAAACAGATAAAAGATTTCTGGAAATATATGGGTAGTAAAGTGATTGTACATGGTAAAGGAGAAGAAACATTTGAAGAGTGGATAGACCGTGAATATACTGTACATGAGTTAATTACCAAAAAATATTTAAAACCAGACTCATTAAAACANAAAGATTTTTCTTTGATAAGAACTAAAACAGAGCAAGAAAGAATTTTATATATTAAAAAAATTTTACAAAACGATTATAATTTAGATGGAGAAACCAGAGTTAAATATGCAAATATACACACAGTAAAAGGTCTAACATTTGATAATGTGGTTGTAGACGAAACGAGATTCAGACCAGAAGATTATTTTAGTCAATTAAGGTTAAAATATGTAGCTTACAGTCGAGGAAAATTTGACTGTTGGACAATAGCATCACAAGATAAATATACGTTAGGAGTAAGATGAAAAATAAAAGTGTATGGGACAAGCAACACGGNGGATCACACTACCAAAAATTTAAAATTCAACCAAGCAAGTTTGTTGTAGAGAATGAATTGCTTTTTCCCGAAGGATGCGCTATAAAATATATTTGTCGCCATAGANTGAAAGGAAAGAAGGAAGATATATTAAAGGCTATACATTTTTTAGAGATGATACTTGAAAGAGATTATAAAGAAATAGAAAAACCAAAAGATAAACCTAACTCATGGGGTATAAATAATGTGTAATGCTCCAGAAGATTTAGATTTAAAAGGTATAGATACAGTAGCTGTCGATATTGAGACTTATGATCCAAACCTTAAGACAAAAGGTCTAGGTGCAATACGAAAAGATGGTTTTATTTGTGGTATTGCAGTTGCAACAGGTAAAGATACTGCATATTTTCCTCTTAGACATTCCGATACTGACCTTGACTTTGAAAGAACTAGAAAGATTTGGAAAGTTTTAGATGATAAAATTTTTCAAAATGAAAAGATAACAAAAGTATTNCACAACGCCATGTATGATGTATGTTGGATTAGAGCCATCACAGGTAAGATGATGAAAGGTAGAATCGTGGATACTATGATAGCAGCGTCAGTTATCGATGAAAACAGATTTAGATATTCATTAGACTCTTTATCAAAAGACTATTTAAATGAATCTAAGTATAAGTACGACTTACAACAAAAAACACTTGAATGGTCTGGCGGTACTGTAAAAGATCCTATGACTAATATGCATAAACTACCAGCTTCAATTGTAAAAGACTATGCAAAACAAGACGTTGATTTAACTTTTAAATTATGGAATCTTTTTAATAAAAAAATTGACGAAGTATTATACACAAAAGAAGATGGAGAGCACTTGTAGAAAAATTTTTGAATTAGAAACAAAATTATTTTTATGTTTAGTTGACATGAAATTTAAAGGCGTTAGAATAGATGTCGCAAAAGCTGTCCTATTTGGAAGACATCTCAAAAAACGTAGAGATCAAATAATAAAAGCAATAGAAAGTATTACAACTATTAGAGTTGATATCTGGGCCGCATCATCAATTAAAAAATTATTAGATCACTTATGTATTAAAGATTACAAGGTTACACCTAAATCTAAAATGCCACAACTCCCGAAAGATTATTTAAAAACACACAATAATAAATGTTTACGTATGATTGCAAAAGCAAGAGAGTATGACAAAGCAGTTAATACATTTATTGATGGCTTATTAAGTTATGTACATGAAGATAGAATACATGCAGATATAAATCAAATTAGATCAGATTCAGGAGGAACGGTTACTGGAAGATTTTCAATGTCAAATCCTAACTTACAACAGATTCCTTCAAAAGGATTTATTGGTAAAAAAATGAGAGAACTTTTTATACCTGAAGAAGGATGTGATTGGGGAAGTTTTGACTACTCGCAACAGGAACCACGGATCGTGGTTCACTATGCAATTAAATTAGGACTTCCAGGTACAGATAACTTGCAGGGAGAATTTGATAGGGATGATGCCGATTTCCATCAAATCGTTGCTGACATGGCTAATATCTCCAGGAAACAGGCAAAAACAATTAACCTAGGACTTTTCTATGGTATGGGTAAAATAAAATTACANAAAGAANTAGGATTAGATCAAGCTAAAGCAAAATCTTTATTTAACGAGTATCATAGGAGAGTTCCTTTTGTNCGTGATTTATCACAACAGTTAATACAATTTTCAAAAGANAATAAATTACTATTTACTTTGTATGATAGGTTCTGCAGGTTTGATAAATGGGAAACAACAAATAAAGAATGGAACCCTGAGATTAATAGATTCAACGAGGTACCTTTATATACTGAAGAGCAGGCAAGAGAAGCTTTCAAAGCTGAGATGTTAGATAAGTTTAAAGAAAATAAAATAGATCCAAACTACATGGACTATTTTGAAAGATACTATACTCCAGCGTTTACTTACAAAGCTTTGAATAGATTAATTCAAGGCTCTGCTGCAGATATGACAAAGAAAGCAATGGTAGATTTGCATGAAAAAGGCATAATACCACACATACAAATTCACGATGAACTTTGTCTTTCAATCAAGAGTAAAGAACAACGGATCACGGTCCAAGAAACAATGGAACAAGCAATTTCTCTTGAAGTTAAAAACAAAGTAGACTATGAATTTGGCCCTAATTGGGGTATAATAAAATAAAAAA